GAAATTAGCATTTACCTTGGTAAAAGCTGTGCGCAAATCGTCGCCTGTGCCATCGTTTGCGTAAGTTCCTAGATTAATTGGTAATTGTGCCATGGGATTTGTTCTCGTTTATGTATTTACCGTTATAGTGCAGCTATCCTTGATTGGAAATCAGCAAAACTAGTGGATGCCGCAACCACAGCTTTTAAACTAGTCTTACTGATATATTCTGGTTTGGCATAAAGTTCAGCAAAGTTTTCATTTACTTTTGTAAAGGCGGTGCGCAGCGGATCGCCCGATTTATCATTTGGTCCCGCGCCTACATTGATTATTAGTTTTGCCATTATACTCTCCCCACAGCAACTTCGATTATTCCGGCTTCGCCGTAGTCCTTGTCTTCCAATGCTTTTCCCAGCACGGCACCCAATGTGGGAGCCATTGCCTTGATAGCATATCCAGGAGTTGCACTTGTCGTCAACATGTCACCTTTTTTCACACGACCTATTACCTTAACAGGCACACGGCCAGCCAGTGCTATACAAACTGCGATGCCTGATTGTGATGTGTTCATAATGTATGCAGGATTTGTAGTCACAACACCTGCAAGCCTAGTGTCATTAATCACATTGGTTGTGGTAACTTCTTTGTCGCCGCCAAACACCAAGATTGTGCCAGGGTCATACTGTTGATCACCTTCGTAATTTTCTGCCAAGTCAGCATAGGTAGCCTGCAATGTGCCAGTCAGTGACCATGCACCAGTAATATTGCCAGCTGCATTTGCGCCACCAGTTGTTATATTATTTGTTAGTAATGTGCCTGCTGTGAAATCAAAACGGCTGTTGGTGGTTAATGCCCAATATCCATTCATTGATCCCGGTGATGTTACTGGAGCTCCTGCTGCTAAAGTAGGAGCAATCAGTGTACCAGTTGCATTAACAGTACCAGGCAATGTGGTTGTTGCTGATCCAGTAATGTCTGTACTGTTTAAGAATGTAAATCCTGCAGGTGTGGTATAGCTGATAGTACTTCCACTTGCTGCTATCGCAAGGTTGGATGCAATATACAACGATGTTGCGTAGATAGATCCATTGGCTGTTGTCTTGACCAAACTGTTATTGCCGCCACTGGCGGTAATTCCAATTACACCATATGTGTTTCCGGTAGTGCTGGAACCATTGTACAACACCAACATTGCTGCGCTGGTAGTGTTTGTTGTCACGGCATTTGCCACACTGAACGAAGAATTAAGTATACCACCGCCGGCAGTTATTATACTGCTTGCTGATACCGCGGACACGTTTCCGGTAGATCCAGTTGCATTGGCCAAAACAGTTCCAGCAGCGATTTGCGTTATCTTACTTAACGGCACACCGTTTGCTGCTAGATCTACCCAACCTTGACTTGTAGTAAATGATGCGCTGTTGAACGCTGCAAGCCCCAAACTGCTTTGTATAAATGATCCAGGAGCACTGGCCAATGTTCCAGCAGCCTGCATCAATAATTTGTTTTGTGCAATGGCCGCGCTGGAATTGATCATTGAATTAACAATTACACCAGACAACACAGTGGCAGTTAGTGTGCCTGGACTGCCATGTGCAAATGTCAACGCCACATGTGATCCAGCTGGTGCACCACTTGCCGCGGCTCCGGTTGGAGCTGCAACACTGTACCATTGACTCAATGTGCTGTCGTAAACCAGCACGTTGCCGTTGGCTAGATTGCTGAATGTCATTGTGCCACTAGGAGTGGTATTATAAACTGCACTTAAAATAACAGTTCCACTGGCACCCGTTGCCAATGTGCCTGGAGTAATAGTTGCGCTCAGTACTGTTTGACCTCCGCTGAATCCAGTACCAGAAATTATCATGCCTGGAAGTATAGTACCATAAATGCCAGATAGTGTTAGCACATTGCCCACAGAGTTGAAACTAACATAAGTTCCAGTTGATTTGAAAGCAACATCTGATTGCTTGTACAAAGCGTTGAGTGCGCCTGTCGCTGAGTCCACATATCCTCTATTAGCACCATCATACTGACTGGTAACTCCAGTTTGCATAACCATATTGCCAATTGCGTACAACCCCATGTTCAGGTTGCCTTTCATGGCCAGCTCACCGCCTAAGGACATGTAACCTTTGCCAATCAAGTATGTGCTACTAACAGGATTTCCTGAGTAGTCTAGACCTAAACGATAGTCAATAAAACTTCGAATAGCACTTTGAGTTGGCACAACGTCAGCACCGTTTTCTGTCATGTAGGAGTCTGTTGAGAACGAACTAACCACGACACCGCGCTTGAATCCTAATCCATCCAAGTTACTCAATGCAATGCTTGCTGAGAATGTAACTGTACCAGTACCTTGATCAACTTTGAAGAATCGCCCCACACGGAAAATACCGTTTTGATCAGTACTCACATGGAACACGCGACCCAGTGTTTCTTCAACAACAATGTTGCTGTCGCTTGCTGCAATAGCTGCGTTGCCGTAAATCTGATTTGGGTAGTTTGAGGTGATATATCCGCCAGTGCCGATGTCTAGGAAATCATGTCCTGTGGCACGGGTGGTACTGATACGAACAGTGATCTGTCCAGTTGAGTTGCTGGCATAGCCTGCACGCAATGTAGTACTTGTGGTACCACTGCTGCTGAATGGTTTTGCAATGCCTATACTACTGCTGGTTGCATTTGTGCTTTCATAAGCTACCACAGTGGTGCCTGTACCAAATGCGCCCGGAGTATATGGATATACCAAACTTATACTGGTTGTGCTGGAAGCATTGCAATAAAAGAACCCATTGTATAACGAATTACTATTGCCGCTGACATAGTAGTAGGCACTAGTGGCTGGAGCTGTTGTTGAACCAAAATTCAATACCACTGCGTATTGGCCAGCGTATGTGCCAGATGCAATCACTGAAATACTTCCAAATGTTACACCTGAAATTGCTGTGCCGTACACGTAGCCAGGTGAGTAGTAGGCCAACGATCCCGACGCAGTGGTCAATGTGATATTGGCTCCGCCTTTGGTTGCACTTATTGCAATATAAGAACCAGTTGCGAAAAGCTGGGTAATGTAATATGTGGGTTGGGCTATGCCAGTGCCGCTGCCCACACCAGTTGCAACAAAAGTTGCTCCCACAGTGTTGGTGGCCGCACCGAGCCCTGTATAGCTGGTGGAACCAACTGACACAATAGTGTACAGCTGGCCCACGATGAACGCACCTGCACTCACAGCTCCGACCAAATTACCAAATCCTGTGCCAGTATTGCTAAATGTAATTTGAGTACCTACAGCTAGGTTTGCCAAATTGCTTAAGGTAACCAAATTGTTTGTGCCCGTAATTGCTGTGGCAGACTGTGTGGAGCTAGCGTTCAAGGTGTAGCTGGCACCAGTTATGGCAACACCAGTTTGGTTTGTGCCTCCATTACTTAATGTAAATGGGCCAGTTCCGCTGACAATATAAATGCCCGACGTTAATCCGGATCCTGTCAATGCCATGCCAATCGAAGGAGCAGTACCGCTGGTCACAGTTAATGTCAATCCAGAACCGCTGACCGCAGTAACAGTGCCCGATGTTGGCGTTGTGCCTCCGGTCACTGTGTAAGTAACACTGGTTGTGCCCACAGTTCCCACTAGTACACTGCTTGGACTTCCGCCATACAAGGATCCGCCACTTGCTGTTGCGCTGAGAGTACTGACACCAGCAATAAATCCAGTAACTGAACTTAATCCACTAACAGTGGCGGTCCAAGGACTTGCAATACTTTGAACTGTGAATGTTAAATTGTTAGCAGGAGTAGTTCCGCCAAGGCCAGCACCAGCAATGGTGATTGTGTCGCCTATGGCGTATCCACTGCCTGCAGTGGTCACAGTAATAGTGGTGTTGCCGCTGCTGTATGCTGTGACTGCACCAATGGTTACAACAGTGAATACAGTGCCTGTGCCACTGCCGCTAGTTGCAGATTGACTCAAAAGGGTGTAGGTATTGGCTGCAGATACTTTGGTACCAGACAGTGCTCCTAAAGATGTGGATCCAGTCACTGCTCCAATTATACTTCCCACAGTGCCTGATGCACTGATAACGCCTGATGACAATGTTCCAATTAAGCTAGCTGAGTTTGTGGAGTTGATATAAACACTGTTGGCTGAAATGCCGCCGCCACTCAACACCATGCCTCTGGCAAATGTTCCGCTAGCAATTGTTGGAACAGTTAAAGTATTTCCCGAAATAAATGCTGTGCTGGTAGATATTGCTGTGTTGGATGTGGTTGCTACAGCGTTGCCACTTGTGCCTGGATCTGTGGGATACAATAATGTTGCTTGTAAATTATTAGAACCTGATGTGGCAGTCACAGTGACAACTGGATTGCTGGACATGATTGGAGTTAGTACACCATTTCCTGGAGTACTCCATGTCAATGCACTGCCGCTGGCTGCTGTTAATGTTGCTGTGGTTCCTGGATAAGTTAAGCCAATTTGTATGTTATTGCCACTGATATATAAAATATAGTAAGTAGTACCAGTTGAAACTCCGCCAAAGCCTGTACCAGCAAAAGTAATGGCTGCACCCACGCTCATGTAGGCTGTGGAATTTAACACCACATAATTGGATGTTCCTGCAATGGTGCTCAACACAGCTCCTGAATTACCGCTTAGTGTAATGGCAGGAGTGCTGGTATATCCTTGTCCCGGACTTACCAATGTGACTGGTGCCACAATGATGCCTTGCACAATAGTACAAACTGCAATGGCTTGTTGTATTGCTGGGACTCCGCCGCCACTGAATTTGATAATTGGAGCTGTGATATATCCGCTGCCGCCATTGGTAACAGTTATACTTGTCACGGTGGAAACTTGTTGTGCAGTGATGGTTGTGCCGGACGGTACCCAGCATGCAGGTAGCACAGTGAATTGTGTTGCACTGTCTACACTTTGAATAATAGTTACACCGCTGGGTGTAGTGGTTCCACTGGGTATAAATGCACCCGAAGTCGATGTACTGATAATCATACCAGCTGACAATCCCACTGTGCTTGAAACAGTGATTTGTGTGGTGTTGGTTAATGCAGTAACTTGATAGTTGCCATTGTAAGATGTATTACTATTGTTGGCCACAGTCAAATAACTATCAACTGGCGGGTAAGATAATAATGTGTTATAAGGAATATTAAAAGTAATTAATTTACTAGTACTACTGCCTGTCAGGTAAGTTGAGTTAACAAACGATAATGCGCCCACTCCTGTTCCAGTTGCACTGATATTATTTGTGGGATTCGGATCAATTTGTAGGTAACCATTTACATTGGCGCCGCCGAATGTTACTGTACCACCTGGACTTGACGCAGCAGCACTTAGCACAACAGTTGCTTGAATATTGGTTGTGCCAGCAAGCACTGTGGTAACTACACTGGACACAGTTTGTGTGCCATTAAAACCAGTACCTGTTATAATTTGTCCTGGACTAACAGTACCAGCAACCCCTTGCACAACCAATGTGTAGGTTGGGCCTGCACTCACAGTGTAACTGATGTAAGTTCCTGTGGCAATAAATGTAGGACTTGTGTATCCAATAATTCGGTGTGTGCGGCCAGCCCACCCTATAATATAGCCACCGCCATTTAATAAATTAATTTGTCCAGCATCACTAACTTGATACACTGCAATTTTACTATCACTTAAATTTGCACCTTGAGTACTGGTTGAGAAGTATACATTTCCCACCGGAGCAATTAAAAGTGTTCCGCTTAGAGTAATTACAGTATTACTGCCTGATATGCTGGTGCTTACAACAGTTTGCCCGTTAAACCCATAACCCCCCACATACTGCCCTGCACTGATGGATCCGCTTATTGTGCTAGTGGTCACATACAACGATGTTCCGCTACTGGTTGCAGTAATAGAAACTGTGGCAGTTGCCAAACTGGTAGCTGGATCTGCGTTGTACATGTTGCTGGTGTCCACAACAAACTTGTAATAACTAAACGACGAGTCTGTTGACAGGTATGCCTGATGTGCAGGCAACTGTTCGCCGGTTGAGTCTGTTAAGCCATAAGAAATGATACGATAGATACTGGACAAATTGTTGCTGTATTGCAATGCAGTACTGGGACGTACTGGTTTAACATTGCTGATATTATAAAATCTAATATTTTGTAATACACGAATAGTAACCACTTGTCCGTCATATAATGAATATGCTAGGCCATTGGCACTGGTTTGATTATCACCACTTGTGCTCAATGTCAACTTTAATACGTTCGATCCATTAATTGTTACACCAGTGTGATTTACAGTGCTAATTTGATAACGTGTAATTCCACCGCCGGCCAATGCATGGTCGATTTCAATTTCACTGATGTTGGCAGGAGCATACGTGTATCCTATAATGTAAACATTAAGTGCCTGTTTAGTAACAGTTGGAACCATGGTTCCGATAAATGCGCCTTGATTGTACACTTGAGCACTTTGTACCATGTCGTAGCTTAGGCTTACTGTGTTTGGTAATTCAGTAACATCGCTACCGGTAGAACGCAGACCATAAACACCGTTTGCATTAGATCCCGCAACTGAACGTATTTGTCCTCCGTTGTTGGACCAATAACCAGTATAGCAATAGTAAGTAAATGTTGAAACTTGTTCAGTTAGACCAGCGTTGGTACATAAAATTCCATAACCCAAATCATTAATTTGTGTAAAGTCGTTGGCCAACATGGACTTGTTGCCAGCAGTTTCAATATTGATACCAATTCCTGCGCCGGCATTGACATATCCAATGACCTGACTTTGCACAGTGGCAGCGTTGGCAATGATAGTACTTAAATTAGCATTGGAAACAGTGGGCATCGTTCTTGTGTAGCCATTGATGCCGGTGGATGTTGCCACACTGGTTGAGATCAGCGTGATCAATACTGTCAATATTGTGCTTTGCGTGACTGGAGTTACTGGTGTCGACAACGATTTATTCTGTGATACGGTATTGCCCGTTGACACAGTGATTGTTGTATTGGCAATCAAGTTGGGAATAATATTACCAAGTCTAGTAAATGCCGAAATATAAGTAGACAAGTAACCTGCGATAGTACTGGTAGAGCCAGTGTAGTAAGATAACGCAGTGTCATATGCTCCACTATTGCCGCCATACAACAGGTCATATGTTATGGCATCAACGATATAGCCCATGTCTTGTTGAGTCTTTAATGCACTATAACCCGAGAGTGCTTGCACATTGGTACTGCCTGCAATAAATGCACTTATTTCATTTTGAATAAATTTCCTGTTGGCTTGCAAGATCTTTGCAGCCAAATACACATCTGATGTTACGGTACTGCCATTTGGAATCGGAAAGTTAATCGCTGGCGCACCAGAGGTACCATTAATGATAATGTTATTGATAATGCCAAAATTACCTTGTACAACAAAATTATTTTGAAATGTGAGTCCCAGCGTTGATATCTGCAAACCAGCATAACTGATGGCCTGAGTAACAATTTGTTGTGCCAATGCTGTCACAGCATACGCAGGTTGTGTGTAATACAATCCGGCTTTGATACTTTGATAATTGCTAAACAATGCACCAGTGATTGTGACAGCTCCTGTATTCACACTGTAGTTTTGGTTAACAGCCCACACACTGCCAGTCCCAGTTCCGCTGATGTTGGCTGTGATATATGTACCAGAAATAATGTTGGATCCGCTCAACAGCATGCCTACAAAAATTGTTCCAGATACTGTGCCCACTGTCAATGTGGTTCCAAGAATATAACTACTGCTCATAGTTGCACTGGAACTAATGGCCATGTCATAAGCTGCTGCTTGTATCGCAGATGTTTGTGCTGTGGAATATAAATTTGTAGATAATGTGCCGTTACTGTACACACTGGATGGCAAGAATGGAGTGCCTGTATCCAGTGTTAGCACAGCAGTGGCAGTTGATTGATTCCAACTTACCACATTATTGATCTGATAACGATTGCCCTGTGTATAGAATGCCGTTGGCGTTTGTGGTGCGCGAACATCCAAGCCACTATTGTTTGAGCCAGTAACAGTCAGAGTAAAACCGCTGGCTGCGATGCCGGTAATGGTACCGAACACACGGCCATTCATACCGTCAATTAATTGTCCACCAGCGAATCTTTGCTGGTTGATGCTGGCTGAAAAACTGGCGGATTCTTGCGCATACGGTGATTTGGTTTTGATCTGGCCTTCTGGATCCAGCACCATCATGAATCCGCCATGTCCTTGACATGTGATCAATTTGATACGTGTGGCATCGTTGCATAGGAACACATCGATATTTTTGTTGTTCTTGGGAGTACTTGTGATGTCTAGTGGGTTGGTCAAGTAGTGACGGCCGTAATTCAATGTGTTGTACATGTGCCATGTGCCAGCCGCATAAGTTCTGATAACAGCAAATGGATATATAATTTTGCAATTTAATACATTGCCACTCACACTGATGACCACAGCTTTTCCAGCAGTGCCTGTATCGCTGGTGGCGTCTGTGATCACATAACCGATCCAAGCTGCACTTGCAGATCCTGCTCCCAGTGTGACTTGTATATTACCGTTAGTTCCACTAATAGTTGCAGTTGTGTTGGTGGACGTTGCATAATCTGTTCCACCGTAATTGATCAGGCCAGTTTGTAAACCGTCAATGACGCCATCACGATAAAAGAAAACTGTTCTCCACGGGCTTTGGCTAGCACGATTTATTGGACGTATAATGGTACGGCGGAAGTCGTCCCCTCGAATGGTACAATTGGCTGGCAACTTGATTGGATAATCTTCGTAGTAAATACCACTTTCTACAAAAATAGTAATATTTTGATCTGCTACAGTTTCACCAAAATCCAATGTTTCACCAAATGTCACACTGCTTGAGCTCAATGTCTGTGTGATAGCCTTGCTCAAAGTCACCAATTGGTTAGTGACATCAACAGAAACAACTGTGGTTCCGAGAGGAATACCAGCACCACTTGCATTCATTCCCTCAGTGATAGTGATAGTTCCCAAATAATTGGCAGTGTATGTGGTGCTGGTCACTGTGAGAATAGTTGCCCCATTGCTGGCGCTGGCAGTAGTTGGTACAACTTGAAAGAATCCAGGGCGTGACATGTTGATGGTCACTGTGTCAACGCTGCTGCTTACACCCGGAGTATATGCAATAATTTGTCCATATGCATTACCAGAACCTCCCACCACAACCTTTCCTGGAATAATATGAGAGTCAATTGGTTGACCTTGATCCACATATCCATTGCCGCCATTGTCAAAAGTTAGGGTATAATATCCAGCGCCGTAGTTTGGCGTCGGCGCTGCTGCTATCCCGTTTTGAATAATGCTAACAATGGTGTTCATGTTGGCATTGAACGTAGTGATAGGAGTAGCTGTGAATGTCAGTGTTCCGCTGGGGCTGCCGCTCGGTACACTACTGATAACAACCACACTTGGACTTATAACTGACACCACAGTCACGGGGTTAGAAAACCCAGTTCCTGTGATAACCATGCCTGGAACCAATGTGCCAGACACACTGGTCACTGTTAACACAGTGGTCCCAATGCTGGAGAAGGTAGCGGTGGCAACGTTAGTGCCAACTGTGGCATTTAGGGAACCGTTTCTGTATTGGGATACTCCCATCTGATAACGCTGTTGTGTTGACTGATTCAATACTTGTACAGCCAATGATTGTGCAAATGTGATTGAATCAACTGTTTGGGCCATCGCTGTTGCTTTGGTACTAATATTTTTGTAATAAGTTTTACCAGACGTAATACTTTGATACGTGCCATCTGTTAGCAAATCAATAACTTGCCCATCGATAACAGAACCAAGGTCCCTATACCAAGCTGCTTCGTTGTAATTAAATCCGCCTGCAAATGTTGTGCTCAAATAACTTACAACTTGGTTGGCAATGGTCACTGCATTATTTTTTATAATACCAAATGTACTTTGTAAACTATTACTGTAAGTGGTAATCACCGGATATGTCGGTGCAGCAAGAGTATTATTGGTTATAACACCAGTCACAATGCTGATCAAGTTTGATATTGTGGTAACCACAGCACTGACACCGGTAGCTCCCCAATTTGAATTTTGTACTTGGTTTGTGATTTTGCCGCCACTGCTGTAAGTACCGCTGGCAGAGCTGATGAATGACACGCTGTTTGTGGTGCATGCAGTCACAGTCCAATAACCGTTGTATGCTATCGGAGCAATACCTTGTACGGTGATAACCTGACCGTTGACGTATGGTGCAACTGATTGTGCGGCAAATGTTAAAATAACGGTCCCGCCTACGCCACCACTGCCACTGGCACCGGTCACTGTGATGTAGTTGCCAGCACTTGGCACAGCAGCCGTATTTAACACTATCTGTCCAATAACAGTGTTGGCATAATTCAGTGCTGCTACGTACACAGGAGAAAACCCAGCAGTCAGCTGTGCTGTGTTATTGGCATAGTATTGATTAGCAGCCGCAGTTGTGGCCGATGTACCGCCATATATTACATCATAGGCCAATGCTTCCATGACATAGCCAATATTTTTAGAAGTGTTTACTGTATCGTAATTGGAGAATATGATAGTACCAGTCGGAGCCGATGTGGCATATCCGCTTAGTGTAACTGAATATGTACCCACACTCACAATAGAAACAGACACCACCGTTTGAGTTCCGTTATATCCCACACCTGTTGCATTGGTTGTGACATACTGCCCCTGACTAATGGTACCAGTTACGCCCGATACCACAAGATTAACACTGGATGTGCTGCCACTCACAAATGTACCTGTGGCACCTATGATATCAGTATTTCCAGAATAGTTGTTGAATATCCAAGAATTGATTTCGGATTTTACAAAACCAAAATTGCTTAAAATTGCAGTTTGAGCATAGCTGATGACTGTGGAAGTTCCACTAGGAATGCTGTATGTGGGAGTAGGTCTTGTGGAAATGCCGTTGGTCAACAACGATGTATAAATTCCAAACAAACTTGCAATAGTGGATTGCTGAGTAAGATCGTTTATGATTGGAAAATATGTATTGGCATAAGTGACTGCTGATATTTTTAATGCAGTTGCTTGTGCGCTGGTGCCCAACCCTGAGGTATTAAATGCATCGGCAGCAGCCAACAGCGTGGCTGAAACAAAACTTGTAGTTGGTTGAACAACCAACGAAGTTGTATTGGGTACTGATGTGCTTGATACAATATTTTGTATAATTGCGACATTTGAACTGATCGAACTGCTGGCAGCACTTCCGCCGGTATAGGTAAGATTTGCATACTGTATGATAGCAGTTTGATACGATATTGCTGGATCATTATTGGTAATGATGGCCTGTGCCAAAGTATTGATGTAGCCAACAGCCGCAGCCGCCGGTGCTTGTTCATAACTTTGAAGTTGATAAATTCCGTTAATCCAATACTGTAATCCAGTAGCAATACTTTGACTGGTCCCTCCGTACATCAAATCGTATACCAATGACCAAACGATATATTTGATATTGCGCTGGTACGCAACTTTGTCATAAGTCAATGTTGGATAATTGGACAACAAGTAACCAACTACCTCTGCTTGAATAAATAATATATTATTCATCAGTAATACAGCAGCACTGCGTTGTCCTGTAGTGGTTTGTGCAGTCACTGGATAATTAGGAGTTGGCAATGTGCCTGTGACAATTGCGTCGCTGATGGCAGCGATGAGAGTTTGTATTTTTGAAACTGAGTATGGAGAAGTTGCTACATCATTGAGAACAGTGATCCCACTTGATATGTAATTTAATAAAGTTGCAATTTCTGAAGGACTGGTTGTTGCTGCCAGCATCGAACCAGTGGCAGTTTGTAAACTTATCGGAGAACTTGCAGTTGCTGATGTTGCAATAGTGACATGGGTAAGGTCTATTACAGTGTACACATAGTACACATTTCCTGTAATGATATTTCCAAAATTAGTACCGGTAAACACCACAGCACTGCCTGCACTCATGCCCGCAGTTGTGCCAACAGTTATGCTGTTGTTTGTGCCAGTTAGACTAATAGTGCCAGTACTGGGTGTGGTTTGTGTTTGACTCACAGTGTATGTGCCTGCTCCGCCTGATCCAGAAACTAGAGCAGTGATGCGTGTGTTCGCAGTCACGCCAACACCAGTTACCAACATGCCCACTGCCCATGTGCCCACTACGGTCCCGCCAACAGTCAGTACTGTTCCAGAAATTGATGCTGCACTTGCAGTTGCAACACCGCTGGTGGCAGTGGCTGTGGTATTGACAATGGTGGGTTTGGAACTGATGCCAGTGTTTGCATAATTAAATTGCAGTGCAGCTTGTATACTTCGATAGTTGGATCCCAGCAATAGGTCATAATACAGTGCGTTCAGCACAGTGATTATATAACTTTTTAAATTGGTTTGATCGTATTCAAAATTCACAATGGCCTGGTTGGCCGTGGCCAGTGCACCAGTTATCTGTGGTAGACTGTTTGGAATATCACTGTTGTATGATGCAAAGAATGTGCTGGCTTCTGCTATGGTGTTGTGAGTTGTGCCCAATACCAAGTCGTAGGCCGCTGCTTGCAGCACTGTTTGAATAAGATTATTGTATCTGGCTTTGTCAAAAGTAAACACGTTTACATATTTTTGATTCAAATATGCAATTGTTTCAGTTTGGATAAATTGTTTGTTCTTTTCCAGCAGCGTTGCGGCGTCTTCAAATCCTTGAATACCACTGTTGCCGCCAGTGATGGCAGCAGTTAACAGCGTGCTTTTATATTGATTTGGTCCAATGGTATATGAAAGTGTCTGACGATATGGGCCAGGTTCTGTAAATGCCACATTGATCAAATTCTGAGCCTGCAATGCAGCCGCGCTGATTGTTTTATAAGCATATTGCGGAGCGCGACCTTCACGCCCTGCGGGTGTGTTGCGTTGTGTGTCGTCACCGTTGGTGCGCACATATAAATTTGTAGTGCTGTAGTGGGTGTTGTTATCCACATAAAATTTAGTAGCAGCCTGCAAATCATCACTGCTGTTTGGAGTGCCGCTACCGATCATTGGTGCAGGATGGTCGCTCAGTGTCAGCGATCCAGTCATTGAATCACCGTCACGCAGCACAGCATGCTTACGTTGAATTGCTTCAGTGGCTACATAATTCCCAGTAAGTGCAGCATCATAGTCTTGATCTAGAATCTGCGGTATTGTGGGTTGGTTACGAACACGTAATGCTCCAGAAACTTGCCCATTGGTGACTTGCAGATAATTGTTATTTGCATAATTCACAGTCACTGCCATTTGTCCCAGTGTTGTACTGATACCGTTGTTGGCAAACACTGCATTGAAAGAATCTACTAAACTTTGACTTGGATCCCCTAAACGTCCAATGTTGAACAAGTTGGCATTGATTGACGAACCTTGGCTGGGTTGTGCGTCGCCGATCAAACCTGCAGTTACTGAATTAATAACCACTTGATTGTTGGCACTGGTGTTGATAGTGATTCCCGAACCAGCCACAAGATTTCTTGCACTGAGACCAGTTCCAGTGGTGTTGCCCATGATAACTTGATTGGCACCGTAGGCTGTTCCAGTAATTTTTCCGCCCACTGTGATTGCAGCAGTGGTGGTATTATTAATGGTTACACTGGTAGCGGTGGAATTTTGAACAATGTATGTGCCATTATATCCAACAGGAGTTGTGTTTCTAACAATGATATTTTGTCCAGTACTGAACGGACTTCCAAGATTGGTGTTTGCATTATTAAAGTTTAGAATTGCCTGTGTGCCATTGCCCACTGCGCTGGAAATTGTATAAGAACTTGAACCAGGTGCATCGGCCAAATTACCAAAACCAATAAATCCGCCTGCTCCAAAAATAGCATAAAGCTCGCCAAAATTTGCATTAACTTTCGCAAACGATGTACGAATACTATCGCCTGTGCCGTCATTGCCTTGTACGCCAGTGTCAATTACTTGTTGTGTCATTTGTGTTATACTCCGAAGCTGCTGCCGCAGCCGCATTTTGTTGTTGCATTGGGGTTTGTTATTACAAAAGTACTACCCGCTAGTTCTTCTTTATAATCTATTTCAGCACCTGTGAGATATTGCATGCTCATGGCATCCACCAGCACACGAAATTCATCCAAGGGAATTTCAAAATCGTCTTCGTTTGTAACATCGTCCAGTGTAAAACCATAACTGAAACCGCTGCATCCGCCACCTTGGACAAATGTGCGCAATGACAATTTGGGGTTTCCTTCGTCGTACAGGATATTTTTGATCTTGGTTTTTGCTGATTCTGAAATTGTAATCACACTTTAAGCCCTCGGTATGATATTTATCAAAAGCATTTTGTAACCTTAATGTAAATACAGTTATGTATTTAGGAACGGAATTCAAGCAGACGCAGCACATGCGCACCAGCAAAAAAGGGGTGCATCATACCTATATGCGTAGAAAAACTGTGATTGTGTTTCGTTGCGACTGCTGTCAAGAAGTGTTCAAGCGTGACAAAGGAGACATGGATCCCAAACGCTTGAACAACAATGTGTATCACGTGTGTGGTGATTGTGATGCTAAAAAATTTGCTCAGGAAAAGGGTGTGGAAAGCCGCAGAGTTTGGGACATGCCTGTAAGCAGTCTCAAGACCCTAGGCCAATTTTAGCACTGATCACATTCCAATTGATGATTTTCCACTGATTGGCAAGATATCTTTTCTTGTCAGATTGATAATCTAGAGCCCAGGCGTGTTCCCACCAATCCACCAGCAGCACAATATCCATTTTGATAGCATGGTTGGCAATGGTTTTGATACTGCCGTCACGAGCTAGATACGCCCACCCACTGCCCTGTATCTTCATGGCTTCTTTTTCAAATGTATCCTTAAATTTATCAAATGTTTTGAAATGTTTCACAATGAACTCGCCTGCTGGGCCATCGGGTTCGTTTGATCTGGTGGGTTTTTGAAATTGAGTAAACCAAATATTGTGCAAAAATGCACCCGCTTCGTTGAAGTCAGCATCGCCTTCTCCGTCATTGAAACGGGTAACATATCCGCCATACAACTTGCCATAGTGATAGTTAATAGTATCTCTACTCATGCTAGGCTCTAAATCATCTTTGCCATAAGGCAGTTTGGCCTGCACCAGTGTCTTGGGCGTTTTCTCTTCATTCAAGCTGATATATCTAATAAAGTTATACATAATGGTATTTATCGGTTAAATAAGATACTAGGAGATTAACTATGTTACATTATTTTAAGAAATTATTTGGGTTCAGTGCAAAGGTCGAAACACCAGTAGCGGAAGTACCGTACAAAGTGGAAACACCAGTAGCTGTGCCAATCATCAGCCAGCCTGTGCCCACTACCAATTTAGTGGATACGCCTACAGTGAGTCCAATTGCTGAACAGGCTAGCCAAGCAGTTGTGGAATCTATTGCCAAACCAGCTAAAAAATCATCGGGCAAAAGAAAAACAACTTCTGCAAAAAAGCCTCGTGGTCCAAAAACGCCTAAATCAGTTTGAGCTAAATGTTAAACTATCCCAATCTGTTTAGCCCTATTATAAACCATTTCTGATCCAAGATTCTTCGATTTGCTTTCGCACATGATGTCAAACTGTTCCCAAAAGCTGAGAGCCCAATCAGTCACGGGCTGATTCCAATACCAGTCACTGTGTGCCCGCATCTTTTGTTTCTTGTAGCCCTGCGCCAACAAAGCCGCATAATCGGGCATTACGTCCGTAGGATGATCCACCAGCACATCTTCTCTAGATACGCTGTAATGACATACTGGACGCACACCGCGCCATGAATCCATGATGCGTTTGACTCTGTCGTCTGTGGGCTGAATATACTCTCCAGTACGAATCCAATGATGATGTACATCTAGGACAAGCGCACAGTGATCCACCAGCTCAATACTGGCATCCACGCCCCATGACATCTCATCATTCTCGATGGTGATACAGTTGCGAGCTTCGGGACTCAGCCGTTTCAGTGTTTCTTTGATGCCTTCAGGGCCACGCTTGCCTGAGATATGCACATTGATCTTCATGTCTTGGAATGTTTTACCAAAACCCATCCAGCGAGCCATGTCCGCATGATATTCAAATTCTTCAATACTTCGTTCCACAATGCCGGGATTTTCACTGCTCAGCACACAGAATTGTCCGGGATGAAAGCTGATACGCACATCATGTTTTCTAGCGGCTTCACCTACAGGAGCAAAGATTTTTTCCAAGTGATCCTGAATCTCTTTGCGTTGCCACCACACAATCCAATCTTTTTCCGTGTACCCACTCAGCATTTCTGAACCAATACGCATCATTCTACGCTCAGGCGGTAGAGTAGCAACCTTTTCAATCTGCTTGACGGCGGCCGCAGTGTTGTGATTCATGAGATCATATTGACGTTGTTCGGCTTCAAGCGGATGTTCACGTAGCCATCGCATGGTAGTGCTGCGACCATTCATTACTCTATTAGCGGCATTGACCTTCATGCCCCTCACTTCGGAAGCATCGTCTAACCATTTGCAAGCATAGCCTATACGTTTCATGTGTGCCTTTACCAGTGTCGTATGACACCTAAGATTATAAAAATGTTTGTAAGTACATATGATAACACAATTAAGGTGCGAATGCAAGCAATACGATCCGATTCCTCGTCCGTATTGCCTGATTTTTCACCCAATGCTTTTGCCCAAAGGCGCCAGCAGTGTTTAACCTTCGTAGATAGCCGAGTTGGCCCCGTGTTCTGCACATTCTACCCTAACACAATAACAACGATTGCTGGTTTTTTCTCTAATCAAAGCATCAGCAAATGTGAAAGCATGCTCCGCAAATTTCTCTGCACCCACTCCATCAAAGATACGGATCTCAGCTAGATCCAGTGCTTCCAGTTCTAGGAATTTAAGCAAGTGTGGATCTGATTTATCCAACGCCAACTTGTGATCAAAATGATCTTCCAGCCATGCTTTGAGTGGTTTGAGTCCGCCAAAGTCCACAGCCCAATTTTTATTGTCCAATGTGTCACATCCAAATGTGAATGTAAAAGCTAGACTGTAGCCATGCAGCAAGTGACAGTGACTGTGATCTGCGTTGGGCTGACGAAACACAGCACTGAGTCCAATGTTGTGTCCGTAATGTTTTGTTGATAGATATCTTGCCATTGTTGTTTTCCTTTATTAACAATGACACGCAGAGT